TTCAAATGAACTTGGAGTGTGGGACAACAAAAAAGAAGATGAAGGGATATATATCCTCTGGGGGGACACAACACATTCAAACATTAGAAGATATTATCAAAGATACTTTAAACCAGTATTGGACAACATAGAGAGAAAAATCAAAAACAAAGTAAAAGATTTCAAACTTTATGAATATAAAACTCAAGACTCAATGCTCATAGTTTACAACGGCAAAAAGAAATCAATCATAGACTTCAGGAGTGCAGACAAACCTGAGAACTGGGAAGGATTTGGATATGACATCATAGTCCTAAATGAAGCTGGAATCATTTTGAAAAATAAAGATTTATGGGAGCATTCAGTTGCACCTATGATGCTTGATAATCCTAAAAGTAAAGCTATTATTGGAGGCGTTCCCAAAGGGAAAAATTTATTCTTTGAGCTTTGGAAAAGGGGCGTATCTAAAAATTATCCACGGTGGAAAAATTATAAATACTCAAGTTATGACAATCCATTGCTATCTGAAGAAGATATAGAAGAACTTACAAGAGGTATGTCAGAAAAAGCAATTCGGCAGGAAATATTTGGAGAATTTGTTGATGATGTAGCAAATGAAATGTTTAGCTACGATGAGGTTGAAAGAGCTATGAGAATAGAAGTTCCTCCATCGGTTGGTTCTATTGTATGGGGAATTGATATAGCAAGACACGGAGATGACCTCTCAGTGATAGCTAAAAGAAAAGGAAAATTTTTCTATGAACCATTACAAACACTTGATATTCAGGACACAATGAAGCTTGCTGAATGGATATATTTTGAATATCAGCAAACACCAGATAGTTGGAAACCTGAAGCCCTCTTTTTAGATACAACAGCTGGATCATTAGGTTGGGGAGTACACGATAGATTAAAACAGCTTGGTTTGCCAGTTATGCCAGTAGACTTTTCTGCAAAATCAATGATGAAAGGAATCCTAAATAAAAGAGCTGAAATGTATGAAAGATTAAAGGAAGAGCATATAAAACAAGGTGGAAATCTGCCAAAAGACAATGAATTATTGTTTGAGCTTATAAATACGGAGTATGAGTATACTGATAAAGGACTTAAAAAACTCATATCAAAAGAAAAAATCAAAGAGCAAATAGGACGTTCTCCTGACAGAGCAGATGCAGTTGCTTTAACTTATGCTCAACCTTTCGATGAAATACTTATAAGAAAACAAAAAACAAAAAGAATTAGAAAGAAATTCAAAGCTGGAGTATAAAAGATGCCAAAATTAAGCAATGAAAAACTTGAGCAAATAAAAGCAAACGTACTATCTGGTATAGAAACAGCTGAAAAATACTACAAAGAGGAAAGAGAACCTTCATATCTTGAAAGCTACAACAGGTATTATGCAAATCAGGAATATCAGGCAAAGTTTGAGGACCTCTCAGAAAAATCAAAAATCGTAATTCGAGATATAATGAACAAAATAGAGTGGGCAATGCCTTCCATAATGAGACTTTTAACTGGAGCAACAGACATTGTAGGGATACAGGGAAGAACTGAAGAAGATGAACAATCTGCAAAAGTTTTAAAAGACCTCATTAACTGGCAAATTCAAAGAGAAAACGAAGGTTTTTTAATTTTCTACCGATTTTCAAAAGATGTTTTGAAATATAGATTTGCAGTTTTAAAAGTTAGATGGGAAAGAGATGTAGATGAAAATATAGAAGAAATATATGTTTCATCAGATGTTTACCAACAATTGCTTACAAATCAATTTCCAGAAATATTAAATCAGACAGTTGCACAGGCTTTATCTGTTAACAGACAAAAACAAATACTTTTAAGGCAGTTAAGAAATATTGAATTATTAGAAAATACCTTTGACGAAGAAAAAGGATTACATAAGCTTAAAGTAAAACTTACAAGACTAAAGTCTAATAAACCTGTAATGGAAAATCTACTGCCATGGGAATTTCTGTATGTTCCAGATGGAAAGACAATTCAGGATCTTTCCTTTGTCGCACATAAAAAAAGAGTAAAAGCAGATTATTTACTAAAAAAGGAAAAACAGGGCTTTTTTAATAACGTTAAAAAAGCCCTTGAAAATGCAGATGTAGATATTACAGAGTTAGAAGAAAAAGTTAACTTCCATGAAAACTTAGAATACTCAACTTACTCCAGTGATGATAATTTAAAAGATGTTGACCTTTATGAGTGTTATACGAAAGCAGACATAGACGAAGATGGTCTTTTAGAGGACATTATTGTCTGGATAGTAGGAGGAGAAATACTCAGGATAGAAGAAAACTATACAGGAAGGCATCCATTTTTTGGAGCTTCAGCTGTTTTAGAAAGCGAGAAAATAGAAGGAACATCTCTTAATGACCTAATTGGAATATACCAGGATATTAAAACAGCATTCTGGAAACAACTGGCAATAAATATAGCAAAAAATAACGATCCTATAACATTTTATGACCCTACAGTGGTTGACACAGATGCAATATCAGAAGGTCAAAAGTATATACCTGTTGATCTTAACGGCAAAAGTATAAAAGAGGCTATACAGTTTGAACCTACTACACCATTATCCCCGCATATACTCCCTGCACTTGAAATGATAACAGCAGAAGAGGAAAACTCAACTGGAATAACCAGGTATAACCAAGGGCTTGACGGAAAAAGCCTTAACAAAACCGCAACAGGTATAAGCATGATTATGCAGGCAGCAAACCAGAGGCTTGAATTAATTGTTCGTATTATTTCAGAAGTTGCATTAAGACCATTATTCAGACATTTAGTTGAGCTTAATCAGAAATACATAGATCAAGAAACTGTAATCAGGCTTACAAATAAATATCTAACAATTAGACCTGATGACCTTGTTGGAGAATTTGATTTTGTAGTAGATACTTCAATTGGACTTGGAACTAAAGAAATGCAAATGCAGGCTATGCAAATAGTTGGACAGTTTTATCCTCAGTTTGTCCAGATGCTTCAGGCATTTATGCAGTATCCAAATCTTTATGAAAAATTCAGGAATTACTATAAAAAACAACTTGAACTTATCGGTATTAAAGCTGTTGATGAATACTTACCTACTGTTGAAGAAGTTCAGCAAATAACACAAAACATGCAAGAGCAAATAATACAGGAGCAAATTGTAAATGGATGATGCAAAAATAGCAAAGATCTTAAAAGAAGCTAAGCTTTCAAAGGAATGTTTGAAGCACTTGAAGACTAAATTTGAAAAGATTGAGGAAGAATTGAAGACTCAGGCTCTTAATGCTTCTGGAGAGAATGAACTAAGAGAAATACAAGCTATGCATAAAGCAGTTAAAAGATTAGAGAAACTTTTAGAAATAGATTTAGTAAAAGCTAAAGGAGTTAGAAATGGTTGAGGTTGTTCAGATTGCTATTAATGGAGCTATTTCTGGAGCAATAGCAGTTGTAGTATGGTTTTACTTAAAAGATAGATTCACTGATATTTCTAAAGATTTTGGAATAGTAAGCAAAAAATTAGAAGAGACAAATAAGGAGTTAAAAAAAATAGATAAAGAACTTGAAAATCATAAACTACACGTTGCTGAGGAATATGTAAGTAAAAAAGAGCATGAAAAAGATTTAAATAGGATCATGGAATATATTAGAGAAGGATTCAAAGGGCTACATAGAAGATTTGATAAGTTTGAAGAGTATGTTAGAAAAGAATTAGATGGGAAAGAGGATAAGAAATAATGGTTCTTGATACTCTATTAAATTTAGGATCAAAAATCGCAGATAAATTATTCCCAGATGCAAATGACAAACTTGAACTGAAAAAGAAAAAGGAGCAGTTTGAAAACCTTTACAAGATGGCAATACTTGAAGAAACAACAAAAGAAAATTCGGAATTTAGAAAGTTTATGCTTGAGTATGAAGGAAAATTAATTGATATTCCAAAACCAATTCAATATTTACGCTCATCTGTTAGACCAGTGATAACATACATAACAACTGGATCATATATTTATGCATTCTTACATCCAGAGCAATTCACACAAAATCAGTTATCTATGCTTCATGGAATACTACTATTAGTATTAGGTTTTTGGTTTGGTGAAAGATTGTTATCAAGAACTGGAGTCTTTAATATTCTTAAAAAAGATAAGAAATAAAAATTCCCATAATACCCGTTTTATCCGTTTTATCCGTAATGTCGGTAATGCCAATAATACCCGTGATAGTTTTGATATTTCTCTGTGTTGTTATTAGGATTTAATTAAAACTATTGGAGGTAATATATATGCTTGAAGGAAAGGATACAAACGTTAATGTGCCATCTTCAGATGTTCAAAATGACAATCAAGATACTTCCCAGTCTAATGTAAATACAGACCTTCTTTCTGGATCTGCTGACGATTTTGGCACTTCAATGGATACAGACGACAGCCAAATGCCTGAACCTGATACACAGCAAAATGTACAAAATCAAGCAGACGTTGCAACTGACGGTGATTCACAATCTGACCAAAACCTTATAAATGCTGAGGTTCTACTTGATGTTGCACTTCAAGATCCTGAAGTAGCAAAAAGATTGCTTACTAATCCGTCTTTTGTTGCTTTTGCTCAGTCAAATCCTAAACTTGCTGATAAACTTCAATCTGTTCAAATCCAAGACACCCAATCAGAACCACAAACACAGACACAACAACCTAACGATCCTCTTTATGATATAGCTAAACAGGCAGCTCAGCAGGCTAATCAACTATATAAACAAATGACAGGTGAAAATTTTGATCCAGTTTTAGCAACTCCAGAAGAAAGAGCTTATTACGATTTACTTCAAAAACAAACAATGGATAAACTGTATTCTGACTATCAACAACAGATACAAATGCAGCAGCAACAACAAATGGCAGAACAAACTCTTAATGTGATTAATAATTTGGCAGTTCAAAAATTTGGACCTTCATTTATAAGTGAACTTCAAGAAATAATAAATTCTTTACCTGTTGCCGAGTATCAAAAATTAGATAAGGAATTTTCAGAAGCAGTAGTTTCTGGAGATGTTAATAAAGCACTGTCTATTTATGAATCACTGAGAGCAAGAAAGTTAAATACTCAATCTCTACAGACAAATCCAGTAAATAATGTTGAACCTGCAGCTGCAAACAATATAGCACCACAAAATACTAACCCGTCTGATGTTTTAAATGAAGAACTTTTAAGACTTGCAGAAGAAGAATTTTAAATAGGAGGATAGAAAAATGCCTTTAAACGTGAATCAAGGATCTGTAACAACTTACAATTCAAAAACTCTTCAGTCCTATATTGATCCAAAAGTTATTTTAGCTTACGCAAAAGAAGCTCCTTTTGTTGGATATTTGAAAAGAATGGGTGTTAAAAGAATTAGGTCTACAACTGCTGAAAAAGTTGTGAAAGATTTCGGAAAGCCGACTACTGCAAATGTAGGAGCGAAAACAGCAAGTGATACAACAATTACAGTTTCTTCTGGTGATGGATCTATGTTTATTCCGAATTCTGTAATTTTTATTCCGTCAACTGGTGAGCAGATATTAGTAACAGGAGTAACAGGGGATAATCTTACAGTAGTAAGAGGATATGGTGAAACAGCAGCTGCAAACATAGCTGATGGAGCACTTTTAGTATATCTTGGTACTTCTTATTCTGAAGCAACAAGAGTTGGAACAACAAGAAATGTGATTGCGTATAAGAATATAAACGTAACCCAGATATTCAGAACTCCTGTAGAAATTTCTGGAACTGATGAGGCTGTTGATGCTGTCGATACAGACTGGACTCTTGAGAAAAAAGAAAAACTAATAATGCATCTTGGAGAGATTGAGAGACAGTTTATGTTTGGTGATTTTAAAGATGATACATCAGCAGAAAGGAGAACTGCAAGAGGATTACACAAGTTTATAAAAACAAATGTTTACGATCTTGGGGGTTCTATTACTTCAAAGAAAATGGCTGATTTTGTACTGGATACTGTGAGAGCCAATTCAGGAAAGAAGGTCCTTTTTTCTTCAGCAGATTTATTTACATCTATTGAAGACTTGGCACAACAAGTCCTTAGAGTTCAGCCAGGATCAAAAAAGTTTGGTGCAACTGTTGCTAAATGGTTAATAGGTGGAAAGGAAATTGATATAGTTCACGACCCTGTTCTCGATGAAGCTGGATTTGCAGGATATGGATATTTGGTAGATATGAAAAACGTTAAATATGTAACTCTCAAAGGAAGGGATACAAGATTCAAAGAGTATGCAGACGATGATTTTGATGGAAGAAGAGGAGAATATCTTACAGAAGCAACTCTTATTGTTGGAGATGAAAAAACTATGGGAATTGTATATAACCCATAAGAGGAGGATTTAATATGTCAAAAAAACAGACAGAAAAAAAGAGGTTTGAAAGTAAATATACAAATTACAAAAAGTATATTCCTATTGATGGAAAGGAAATCCTTGTGAAGTTTCAAAATGGAATATATGAAACAGATAATAAGAAGATAATAGAAGCCCTTATAGATGATCCTTTTGTCAGAGAAGTTATACCAAAAGATAATCAACAGGAAGATAGTCAGGATTCCAATAATTAATCAGAGGGCATTAAGCCCTCTTTTTTATATTTAGGAGGATTATATGACCATCCAGGACCTGATAAATCAGATTCGGTATCAAGTAAATGATACAGATAAGATAGAATACACAGATTCAGAATTGATTGAATATATTAATCAAGCTCAGAACTATATTTCTAAGATTGCTATAAATCACAGATTTAAGGGACTTATTAATCAGTCTGATTTATCACTTTCTGATGGTAAAGCAACACTCCCAGCAGATTTTGTTAAAGAACACAAAGTTAAAGCTGGAGGTAAACTTTTAAAAAGTGTTAGCGTTTCTGAAGAAATAGATATTTACTCGTATAAAATTATTGGAGATGAAATCTATTCAGGAAACGAAAAAATAACACTTTATTATTTCCATTTTTATCCTACTTATACGGTAGTAACAGACACTATTCAAATTCCAAGAATATTTGAAAATTTGTTAAGAGAAATAGTCATTTATCTTGCTTTAAATAGAACAGATATAAATGCGTCTTTTGAGATACAACTGGCAAAGTTATATGAAAGTAAAGTGTTGAATATTATCTCGAGCTACGGCAATAGCAATTTAGAAAGACCTATGCCGTTTAGGATTTAAATATGAGAAGCAAAACTAAAGTAATAGAGCTTACTGATTTCAGAGGAGGTTTGAACTTTACAGTTCCTCCTGAAAATTTAGAGCCAAATGAATTGTATTTTGCAAGAAATGTTGAGTATGACGCCTTAACAGGAACTATTAGAAGAAGACCTGCTCTTGTTAAAAAAATAGATACAGGACTGAATTTAGATACAATTCACTATTCAAAGTCTTTAAACAGATTTTTAATATCTTCTGGACAAAATTTATACGAATGGAATGGAATAGATTCTACATTAACAAGTATAGGTAATTTATCAGGAGCAGAAGAACCCAAATTTGTTGAGTTTAATGGTAAAGTCTTAATTGCTTCTGGTGGTCATATCCAGTCTTATGATGGAATAACTTTTTTAACAATTACATATTCACCGCAAGCTGATGGAATTTCAAAGAAAAACGGTAGAGTTGTTGTTTGGAAAACTGGAGACGACAATTTATATTTTTCAGGTATTGGAGATGAAACAAATTGGAATTTTTCTGGAACGGATTCAGACGCTCAATATGTAGAGATAGGATATAAAGATAATGGAGATATAGTAGGAGTTGTTTCCCTTTCAAAAGATTTTGTTATTTTTAAATCAAATGCGGTAGTTTATAGACTTGTTGGAGATTATCCAAATTGGTCTGTTTATGAAGTTTCAAGAAATGCTCTTGCCGTGAATAAAAACTGTTTAAAACAGGTTATGAATGATGTTGTTTTTCTTGATAAAGCAGGTTTAAGAAGTCTTGCAACTGTTGTAGAGTATGGAGACATAAAACAATTTGAATTGGGAGCTAATGTTAATCCTTATCTTACCCCTCAAATTGAAAAAGAAATAGCAAGAATCTGGCATAATTACAAAAAAAATCAAATCTGGGTAAGGACTAACAATAGTTCTCAAGTATGGGTTTATTATTATCCGTTTAAAGCCTGGACCATATTTGACTTTTATACAAAGATAGAAGATATGACAATAAAAGATAATGATACATACATTGCTTCAGGTACAAAGATTTTTATTTTTGACGATAATGCGACAAAGGATGATGACACTTTTATTGTTGAAGGTCTTATAGGAACTAAAAGATTTGTAAGTAAAAAGAATGCTTTTGTAGTTTCTGCTTATGGTTTTACCGCAACTGCATACACTAATAGTAACGTAACAATTCAAATTGATAAAGCAAGTAAAAATTATGATATTTTTCCTCAAGGTGATATAGCTTATTCTGATGATGATATAGCAGCTTTAGATACTGACGCTGTAGTATCTCCAATGTACGCAATGAAAAAACAACGACAAACTTTAAGAGTAAAAGAATTTTCTTTCAAATTCATAATTAATCAAGGCAGTATTGGTTTAAATTCTGTGTTTGCTTTTGTGAAGGAGGTATAAAATGGCTGATTGGGTTCAACCATATTCCCCTATATTTGAACCTCAAGGGGATTCAACGTCTCAAATGCTTGATAAATTAAATAGAAATCAGCGTGATATATACAATAAATTAAATAGGATACGTAAGTTTGACGCTTCTAATACTCCTCCAGCTGATCAAATAGATAATCATCTCTGGTTTTCTATAAACGAATATGCTTTAAAAAGATGGAATGGAACAAATTGGGCAAGGGTAACAGTTATTGGCATATCAAATGAACAAGAACTGTTAGATGTAATTTCAGGATTGGGAAATAAAGAAGGCGTAATAAAAATATCAGAACCTATAAAATTAACTGATAATAGAACAATTCCAGAGAATATACAACTTAAATTTTTAAGAGGAGCTTATATAGATTCTGATACCTCTATTGGAAATTTTACTTTAACAATAAATGGCGGGATAGATGCAGGGTTTTTTCAAATTTTTGGCAATGATTTAACTGTTGCTGGAGATCCTAAGATTATGGCTGTTTATCCTGAATGGTTTGGTGCTATCGGGAATTCAATACATGATGATACAGATGCCATTCAAAAAGCAGAAAATTTGCAAGCTCAAGTTTTGCTATTTTCTAAAAAATATAAGATTACAAAAAAAATTGTAAAGAACAATGTAACAAGTTGGATTGGAGTTTCTTTTGCTTCATTAGGTGAAACAAATGATAGTAAATCAACTGTTTTATGCGATATATCAAATGATGATGCTATTGTCCTCGACAACCCTTCTTTAGTCAGAGCTGAAATAGAGTTTAGAAATTTAAAGATAAAAAACCAAAATCCTAATAGTGGGAGAGGTATATATGTAAACAACGTGAGGGCATTAAAAATAGAAGATGTAAACATCAGTGAGTTTATGCAGGAAAATATAAAATTAATGAATGGAGGAGAGTACTACATTAACCGTGTATATTCAAATCGAGCAGGAGCACAGGCTTCTATCTTTATAAAAGGTTCTGCTGATATTTGGATATCAACTACACATGCAAGTACGGGTAATGGGAAGGCTGGCAGTGTAGATAAAGGAATAGACGGATTTGGATTTTTGTTTGAAAATTGCAACAGTATAAATCTTTCTGGCTGTCGTGGAGAGGTTTCCACTTTGGCTGGTTGCAAAATTGATAGCTGCTATAAGATTTCTATCACAGATTCGTATTTTGATAATAATCGTAAAAATGGTTTAGTTATTAGGAATAGTTCCTACATAAAGATAGCTAATCCTAAAATATTCTCAAATGGTAACGGCAATGATTCTGATAATGCTGGTATAAGTATCTATGCTGATAATGCAACTGCAAGTGATATTCAAATATTTGGTGGATACTCTTTAAATGAAGATGGAACGCAGGATTACGGTATTACAATGTTCACACTAAATGGTGGAAAACTTGAAGATGTACATATAGAAGGAATAAATGTCAAAGGAAATAATGTTAAAAATATTAATGGTCTTAATTTAGTTGATTCTTACATAGTAAGAAATTGTAAGGGTCATATAGAAAATAGAGTAACGTTTAAAACAGATACGGATTTTACTTATCAGAAAGGTCTTGATGGACTCTTGGTTGTTGCAAATGGAACATTATCGGCTGATCGCTCATGTACATTATCAGCAAAGGGTTTGACAGTAGGAGAAACCTTCGATATACAAAGGACAGCTGGTGGATCGTTTGCATTCAGAATTTTTAAACCTGATGGAACCACACAACTCACAACTCTTAATCAAGCTGAAGGGATAACTGTACTTTTTACAGAATCAAAAGATTTTCGAGTACTGAAAAAATACAATTTATGGTAATAACAGGAGGACAAAAATGGGAATTAAAATAGGAAAATTTTTCAGCAGATTATTTGGAGGAGTAGGTAAAGCACTTAAAGGTGAAAAGGATAAATTAGACTGGATATCTCCTGAAAAACTTATTGCAAAACCAAGTGAACAGGAAACGACATTACTAAAAAACTTATTTCCTTATGCTAAAACAAGTTTAACCAGAGCGTCTGATGTAGGACAGAAAGCATATGGATTTTTAGGACCTTTAGAAAATAATCTTTTATCTATATCTCAAGGAGTGCTTCCAAGTCCTTATAAAAAGGCTGTTAATAGAGTGTTTAATGAACAACTTGGTGGAACATTAAATAATCTTGCGAACAGAGGAGTTATAAACTCGTCTGTTGGTCAAAGAGCTATATCTAATGCTTTAAATAGGGCTATGGATATGCAGGTAAATTATCTGCCTATTGCAGCTAAAATGTCCACATTACCTTATTCTACTTTCAGAGATATTGAGAAAGATTACCTTGTTTATCCTTCTAACCTCTGGAATACAATGATGACAGCAAGACATGGCGTAAGAGCTATGCCTATTGTTCAAAAAGGAAAACCTGGACTTCTTGGAGTAATTGGATCGGTTGGAGGAGCAGTATTAGGTGGATCAGTTGGAGGTCCTATGGGTGCAATGCTTGGTTCTCAACTCGGAGGATACTTAGGCAATACAACAAGCCAATACTTATAATGGGGGTTTAAAATGATAATACTCGGTGATCCAAATGTTGAACAAGCTCAAATGTTTCAACAAGGGCTTTTAAATACTTTAGGAATGCTTGCACAACAGCAACTTCAAAATGAATATTTACAAAAGCAATACGATTTTCGAAAGAAAATGCTGGACTACAAACATCAATTAGCAGACCAAGAAAGAAATAAAATTATAAATGACTTACTTGGTTATCAAACTTCTACTATAGAGTTAAAGCCTCCTAATCCTATATCCAATAATCCTATAGAGAATGCTGTAAAAGGATTTTTAAATCCCTCCTATCAAGCCCCAATAACTCTAAAAGATAAAATTAATTCTGTATTACCAAAACCAGAAATAGCACAAAAACAAATTAAAGGACTTCTATCTGATGGGGCTTTAAAAGGCATGCCAACTGTTAAGGATTATTTAGTTGCTCAGGCTTATGGGTTTAATTTGCCGAAGGTGGAGAAACCTAAGAAAAAACAACTTCAAGCAAAAGTTGTAGGTAATGAGTATTTTACATTTAATCCTGAAACTGGTGAATGGGCTAAAAAAGGAGAAGTTAAAAAGGTTATAAAGGAAAACTCTCAAAGAATGCTTGTTGATACTGGGGATAAAAAACTTCTCATCGATAAAAAAGATGGAAAGGTTATCAAGGAATATCCTGTAAAGAAAGGAAGTGGAAGCAAAGGCAAATCTACGAAATTTAATCAATATTACTCAAGGCTTTTAGCTCTTAGAAAGCAATTAAGGGCAATAGAAACAGGAAGAATGGTTGATGAAATGGGTCAGGTTATTCCTATACCTGAAGATAAAAAGCAAGCCTTACGAGAACAGGTAATAAAAGACATTAACTTAACTTTAGACATTATGGAAAAAGAAGACCCTGAAAAGTATGAAGTCATAAAGAAAAAGTTAATGAAAGACCCCGTTTTTAATGATATTCTTCCAAGAACTCCTGTAAATTTACCTGAGCCTAATATGCCAGCAGAGCCAGCATTAGAACAGAGCAAACCTAAAAAGAAAAAAACTTACAATCCTTTACAAATTTTTGAGGTAGATTAAATGCAGGCAAAAGATTTATTTAATGCTATGCAAAATCCTAATATGCAAATTGACCATAATTTAATCAATTATGTAAATAATCCAAAACCTAATCCTTCACTTATTAATCAGCCAAGCCAAGAAGAATTAATGACGCAGGCTTTAAGAAAAAAAACTGAAGAGGTTAAACAAAAAGAGCAAGAAGCTGAAATAAGATTTAAGAACTGGCAACCTGTATTATATTCAATGCCTGAATTTTTAGAGCTTTCAAATAAAGGCAAACAAAATGCAATAGAAACATTAAAAAATAACCCTGAAAAATTTTTTGAAGTAATAAAACAAACTCCTTATTATCAGCAGTTGTCAGATAAAGGGAAAGAAAGATTAAAAGAGTCTTTATTTAATCCTGTAAAGTATAGACAGGAGAAAATTAACGCTCCAACAATTGCAGAAAAACACGGACTAAAATACGAAGGAGATAGTGCAAATCCTGAAGTTTACATTGACCCTACAGGCTGGGCAGGTGTTGGAGCATTTATGGGGTTAAAGGCCATCCCCGGAGTTGTTGCTGGTGATTTAGTTGGGGAAGCTACAAAATACATAGCGAACAAAGGAGAAAACCCTTATCAAAAAGAAGAGAATGTTGTTAGAGATTATGTAGTTCCTTTAGCTGCAGATATTGTATCGGGAATTATAGGAGGTAAGATTTACGAGAAATTACCAGATACATCTACAAAACTTTTAAAGAAATTAGTTTCAAATGGACAAATTGAAAAGGCTAAGCAACTATTAAAAAGAGAAGCCTCTAATATATCAGAAGAAGAATTAAATCAGATAGCAAATATAGGTCAAAAGATTGTTAAAGAAACAGAAGAGGTTAAACAGCCTCAAAAAGAAGTTGTAGAAGTAGGAGCTGATGTTGTAGATGAGGCTAATCAACAAGTGAATATTGAGGATATTGTTTCTAATATAACTCCTCAACAATTACCAAAACCTTCTAAGAAAATAAAAACCTTACAAGATGCGATAAGCTGGTTTGAGTCAAATTTATTAAACAAGGAAATAGAAACACCTATAGGGTTGAAAGTTAGATTTAACAAGAATTTCTTTTTAAATGCAATATCTGCTGGGAAAAAGAAAGGATTCGTAGAAGGTGCTAAATCTCCTGAAGAGTCTTATGAGTTGATTAAGTCTGGCATTTCAGAAGACAAAATTCAAGGTTATCAGCATTATAGAGCAAGAGATATGTATCTAATTCCAGACATATTACAATCTCCTCATATTGTTACTCGTGATAAAGAGAAAGGATATTACACTTTTTACAAAGAATATCAAGTAAATGGAACAAAGGGATATGTTTCTGTTATAGCTGATGATGAAGGGAATATTAGATTTGTTTCTTTTCATAAAAAGGGGATAAATACTATTTTAAACAAGATTAAATCAGGTGATGAAGAATTAATAATGGCGGGTGGCCTATCCCGTGGTAGTGCCACTTCTGCTGACAGCTCAAACGCTCCACGGGAGCTCACTGCCAGCATCAGTAATAATATAAATCAAATAATCAAAACTTCAAGTAATAATTTCAAAAATTTAGATAATCAGCAGGTAAGACAGAATATAAAACTTAATAGTGGTTTTTCTAAATTACCAAATGAAGATATAACTATAATCAATAAAGAAATAGAGAGTTTCAATAAACAGTTAATAGACTTTGCACAGAATAAATTACCCCCTAATACTTTACTAAAACTTGGGAAACCTAAATCCATTCTAAAAAGTATAGGTTTTCCTGATTTAGATTTTACTATTAACCCAAAAACATTAAGAAAGAAAATAAAAAAACATCAATTAAATATAGAGGATATTAAAGATTTACCAAAAGAAATCAATGACCCTCTTATAGTGTATAAATTAAGTAAAGAAAAAAATGTAATTATAGCTACTGCAAAGCGAAAGAATGACGGAATTTTACTAACAGCTGTAAAAGTAAATACTGATAAATCACAATTAAGTAGAGGAGTAAAAGTAAACGATATAAGAAGCATATACTTTAAGGATTTTAATAAATTTTTAAAACATTTAGAAATTTTGCAAAAGGAAGGGAATGTTTTCTATTTGAATAAAGAAAAGGCTACCACCATATTGCCAGCCAGCGGAGGAACCATTCCTCCGAGGGGGCAATATAGTGATAACCTAATTAATAATTTAGAACAAAATTTCAAAAAAACAAGGGATGAAGGTAAAAAACTTTATGCTGGCATTCCAACAACAGAAGTGGCTAAAGCTTTTTCAAAGCTTGATGAGCTAATTTACAAAAAACTTACTTCTAAAATTGAAGATACTTCTGTAGATAATTTCTTAAGGAAGTATCTACTTGCGGATAAATATGGCCTTGGTAGTATCTCAAGAAAAACAGAAGATAAAGTTATCAATGATTATATAAAGCTTAAAGCTCATCTTGCAAGAGGTGATATATCGGCAGAGAAGAAAGAAAAAATCTTAAACAAATATTTAGGCAAACTTGAAGAGGGTAAAAAGAAAGTTATTGAAAAATTAATGATTCAATATTTAGAAAATCCTACTATTAGAGATAGAGTTAAAAAGGAACTTCCTCAAGTTGCTCAAAATTTAGACCAGATTAGAAAAGAGATAGATAGACTTGGAAAGCTCAAAATGGAAAGGGGGCTTATTACTCCAAGTCAGTTTTTGAAATGGAGAGATAAATATCTAACAAGACTTTATGTTATGGATGAAAATATTGAGGGATTAGATATAACAAAAGGGATTAAGCAATACGAGGAAAAGAAAGGTAGAAAGATTGAAAGTATTGTTGATTTTATAGAATACCTTAAACAAAAAGATCCTATGTCTGCAGAGGAGTGGGAGAAAAAAGCAATACTTGATCCTATAAAAGCTGTCAAAGTAACATTAGCTAAATCTTATGCCAACCTTGCTATTGATGACTTCTATAGAAAAGTAATTAACGACTCTGAATTAGTGCCTCAGCAGTATCTTGTAGAATTGCCTATTGATGTTGGCAAACTTCCTAAAAAGATGAGTCCTTATTATGCTGAAAGCAAAGTATTGCCTTATTTGAGAGATATTTATAGAAAGACAAAAGATAAAGAAGTTAGAGAGGCTATAAAAAGCTTAAGAAAACAGATTAATGAAAAGAAATATCTCATTGAGAGAGATTTAAAAATCTTAGAAAACAAAGGCTATAGGCAGTTATCAGAAAAGTCTAAAGCAAGATTTAGCGTAATATCAGGTCTGCCAGTTCATAAGGATATAGCTAATCTTATTGAAGGAATGACAAGAATTATTGAAAATCCTATGGATACGGCAAGCAGGCTTGATAAATGGTTCTCTACATTTATTGCATATTTCAAATGGGCTAAAGTTCCTGGGAATATTTTTTCTTATCCAAGAAACTTTATGTCTAACTGGATACAATTTGCTTTATCTGGAGCTGACCCTGTTGAATTCCCTGTTTATTACGGAAAAGCCATTAAAAATGTTTTATATAAAGACAAATATTATGAACTTGCTAAGAAATGGGGGTTATTTCACTCTAATCTTGCAAGTGAAGAAATATCCAAAATATTTGGAGAACTAAAACAGACTATTAAACCTGAAACTAAACCTAAAAAAGCTTTTGTTGTATTACTAAAAGCTTTACAAAAAACAAGTGAGGCGTACGGCTGGATTGATGATTTAGCTAAACTTGCAAGGTTCAGGTATGCTATAGAGGTTGAGAAAAAGCCGATTAAAGAAGCTATCAGGATTGCTCAGGATACTCACTTTGATTATGGGCTTACCTACAATGTTATCAGGGCTATGAGAGACCCTAATGTAGACAGGGGAGTATTTTTAAAACTCTTTGGGACTTTATTCCCTACTTATACACATAAAGCATTATCTTTCTTATACGATACAATCATAAAAAGACCTGCTACACTTTCTGCTTTACTTGCTGGATTTTATGCAGTTAAGCAGTATATTGAAGCTCAAAATGAAAAAAAAGTTGGTAAAGAAAAATATGAGAAACTTAAAAAACTTGCACCTGAATTTTTAGATAATCCTTTTGTTATTCCTATTGTAGAGAAAGATGGTAAATGGGTGATGTTTGTTGACCCATCTTATATTATTCCATTTGGCAATATTGTTAGTTTTACTCAGGATTTGATACAGCGTCAGCCCGGGGAAGCTGCCAGAGAACTTGGAGCGTTATCTAACCCTATTTATTCATTTAAAGGCTTACATGAAAATAGAGACCCATTAACAGGCAGACCTATTTATTATCCTTACGATGAGGTAGAAAAGGTAAAAGGAATTAGCAAATATTTATTTAACCAGTTTATAGCTCCTTTAACCATTGTAAAAATTGAGCAACTAACGGACAGTAAACATCCAGTATTACAAAGAATTTTAACAGGTATGCTTTGGTATGAATATCCCGAAAGCACCTTAAAAGAATTTAAAAAATCTAAAATATCTAAGATTAAGTTTGATACAAACTACTGGATCACCCCACTTAAGAAAGATTTGAGATCTTGGGATAAAAAATACAGAGACGGTAAAATCTCAAAAGAAGAATTTGAAGAGAAGAGAAAAGAAATTATTGAAAAGATTAAGCATTTCAGACAATTAGAAAAAAAGGCGATAATAGAGGAGTTGAAGAAGATGAGATGATTAATTAGGTTGATTCATCTTTTTTCTTATGAATTGATATATTTTGTTAACTAATAAAATCCCACCACCAATTACATTAACCCAATAAAATGCATTTGCTCCAGATACAATAGACTCATCTAAGAATTCGGATATTATTTCAAAATCTGTTCCAAACAAATCTAAAAGGTCTATAAAGCTGAAGATTGAAAACAACCAAAAAGCACCAAGCATTATCGCTGTGTATGATGCAATATTTTTATTACTTTCTACGAATAAAGCTGTATATCCCAAGCTATAAAGAAATAGGAAAAATGTAACACAATCAAAAATCCAAGAATACATTTATCTTTCTTTCTCTTTATATTTCTCAAGTAACATTTTAATCGCTTCTTCTAAGAGTTCTCCATATTTTTTATCTTGTTCTACTGCTAATTTTTTTAATTCTTTTACGAGTTTTTTATTTACTCTAACTCCAAATACAATCTTTTCTTCATTAGTTTTGCTCATTTAGACCTCCTCTTATTAATTATAAAGTTAACATTTCAACTTGACAACAATAAAATTATTCTTTATATTTGTTAAATAGTTAACTTGTTAACATAATAAATTTTAGGAGGTATTTGTCATGGTTGCAGTAGTAAAAGCAAAACAGCCTCAAGAGGCATTATTAGATGTTTACGGGGCAAGAATTATTACAGTCTATGAAGAAGGTCAAATCTGGGTTGCTCTTAAACCAATTGCTGAAGCTTTAGGATTAGAATGGGCAAGCCAAAGATTAAAGTTAAAAAGGCTTAAAGAGGAAGGTGTGTCGATATCGACACACCCTGTAAAAACTAACGGTGGTAAGCAAAAAATGCTCTTCATCAGATTGGAAGATTTGCCAATCTATTTATATTCTATCAATATCTCAAAAGTAAAACCAGAGATAAAACCAAAGCTTTTAAAATTCAAAAGAGAAACAGCTGATGTTATTAGAAACTACTGGATGAATAAATTCAAACAGGAAGAAGAACATTTAGAAAAACTCAAAGCCGAATATAATGAACTTGTAAAAGAATTAAGACAGATACCAACCTACGAAGAATACAAGGAACTCAAATTCAAATATGACCTCTTAACCTCAATGGTAGATATGCTGGTTATGGATATGGAAAAAGCAAAGCCATATATAGACATAATGTTTAAAAGAATAGAATGGGTAAAAAACGGAGTTAAAGTGGGAGACAAACTTGTTAAATTTTAGACAAATTGGGGCGTATGCCCCATTCTTTTTCTGGGTGAAAACTGGGTGCAAAAATGCACTCAAAAATTACGAATAATTTAGAAAAATTACGAAAGATTTAGAGTTAAAGTTTTAAATAAAGTTGTTAATTTTTAAGGATAATCGTTGATTTCCCTTTATGTCCCTGGGCGGATTCGAACCGCCGACCCCGAGATTAGGAATCTCGTGCTCTATCCTTCTGAGCTACAGGGACTCATTTTATTGTTCTGGTAAAAGTTTTACTTCTGTGAAATTGTTTTCATTAA